AAACCGAAGCCCCACACCAGAAAGCGTTCAACGCTTACTTGCGTTCGGGCGATGATGACGCGCTGCGCGGTATCGTTCTGGAAGGCAAAGCGATGTCTACCGCCGTATCTGCGGATGGTGGTTATCTGGTGGATCCGCAAACTGCGGAAAGCATTCAGTCAGTGCTGAATTCCACAGCGTCGTTGCGTTCGGTGGCCAATGTGGTGAACGTCGAGGCGACATCTTATGATGTGCTGATCGACCACACCGATGTGGGTGCAGGTTGGGCGACTGAAACGGATCCATCTGTTGAAACAGGCACACCGTCGATTGACCGTATCACCATCCCACTGCATGAGCTGAGCGCGTTGCCAAAAGCAAGCCAGCGTTTACTGGATGACAGTGCATTTGACATCGAGGGCTGGTTGGCTGGTCGTATCGCTGACAAATTCTCGCGCGCAGAGGCTGCTGCCTTTGTTTCTGGTGATGGTGTGGACAAACCAAAGGGTTTCCTGACGCACACCTCTGTGGATGATGCCACTTGGACCTGGAACAATCTGGGTTACATTGCCACAGGTGTTGATGGTGATTTTGACGGTGTCACACCTGCGGATGCGATCATTGATCTGGTTTACGCGCTGGGTGCACAGTATCGCGCTGGTGCGACGTTCATCATGAACTCGAAAACTGCGGGCGCTGTTCGCAAGATGAAAGATGCTGACGGCCGCTTCCTGTGGTCCGATGGTCTGGCAGCGGGCGAGCCTGCACGTCTGATGGGGTATCCGGTTCTGATTGCCGAAGATATGCCTGACATTGGCTCGGATGCCACTGCGATTGCCTTTGGTGATTTCGCATCTGGCTACACCGTTGCCGAGCGTCCCGATCTGCGGGTTCTGCGTGATCCGTTCAGCGCCAAACCACATGTTCTGTTCTATGCAACAAAGCGTGTCGGTGGCGACGTGAGCGATTTTGCCGCGATCAAATTGCTGAAATTCTCGGTCGCTTAAGGGTTGCCGAGATAGGTCATCCTCCTGAGCAGGGGGATGGCTGAATTGGGCGTACGCCAAATGTGTTCGTGTTGTCTAGCTGCTCCCCTCCGTCCGAGCAATGCGAATGGCGTGCGCCCGCCTAAGGGGGCGATTCAGAATATTACCGGAGAATTTCCATGATGTTAGTCGAGCAGACAACAGTGCCCACATTGGCGCTGCCGATTGCCGAATTCAAAGATCACTTGCGGATGGGCACGGGGTTTGCCGATGATGCGGTGCAGGATGCGGTGTTGGAAAGCTATTTGCGCAGCGCGATGGCGGCAATCGAGGCGCGCACGGGCAAGATACTGATCGCGCGCAGTTTCATGTGGTCGCTGACCGCGTGGCGTGCGTTGGGGGAACAGGCGTTTCCGGTGGCACCGGTGAGTGTTGTGTCCGAATTGCGTTTGCTGGACCGTTTGGCGGTTGCTACCATGATTGACCCGGCGCGATACGGACTACAAAAGGATGACCATCGGCCCAAGCTGGTTGCTGTGGGCGGGTGTTTACCAACGATCCCGATTGGCGGCAGCGCCGAGGTGATTTTTGATGCGGGGTTTGGGGCAGCGTGGGGCGATCTGCCTGCGGATGTGAACCATGCCGTGATGTTGTTGGCGGCGCATTACTATGAGCACAGGAATGTTGGCGCAACAAATGGTGATGTGATGCCGTATGGCGTGACAAGCCTGATCGAGCGTTATCGCACGGTGCGGATTCTGGGCGGGGGTGCGTCATGAGTGCGCCTGTTTTGAACCGCAAGCTGGTGCTGGAGGATCCGGTGCAATTGCCCGACGGTTCTGGCGGGTTTGCCGAGACCTGGACGGTTTTGGGTGAATTGTGGGCCGAAGTGAAAGCCGGCACGGGGCGGGAAAAGGCGGGTGAATTTGTCACCGTTTCCAGTGTGCCATACCGGATCACTGTGCGGGGTGCCCCTGTGGGGGCGGCTTCGCGGCCAAAACCGAACCAGCGGTTTCGCGAGGGTGCGCGTTTGTTTCGCATCAAGGCGGTTACGGAACGTGATCCGCAGGCCCGTTACCTGACCTGTTTTGCTTATGAGGAGGTGCCGTCATGAGTTACGGGGTTTCGGCGGCTTTACAAGCCGCAATCTATCAACGCCTGATGGCAGATGCAGCATTAACGGCGTTGGTTGGGGCGGCTATTTATGACAATGCGCCATCAGGAACGATTTTGGGCACATACGTTAGTTTGGGTCCGGAGGATGTGCGGGATCGATCGGACAAGACTGGGTATGGCGCGCTGCATATGATCACAATTAGCGTGATTTCGGATGCGGCGGGGTTTCAGGTGGCTAAACAGGTGGGGGCGGCGGTGAGTGATGCGCTGCAAGGCGCTCAGCTAGTCCTGTCGCGAGGTCATCTTTGTTATATCAACTTTGACCGTGCTGTGGCGCGACGGGTTGGCACCGGGGAAACACGTCGGATTGACTTGCGGTTTCACGCGCGGGTGGAGGATGCCATCGGCGCGTGATTTTCGATTGGCGGCTTTTTGTTCCTTAGGAGGCTTCTTACGAGGGGCCAGCAGGGCTAGCGAGCGGCTGGATGCAAAAACTAAATTTACAAATTGGAGTGACAGCTATGGGTGCCCAGAACGGCAAAGACCTATTGATAAAACTCGACATGACCGGCGGTGGTTTGTTCGAGACAATTGTTGGCCTGAGGGCCACGCGGATCAGTTTCAACGCCGAGGCGGTGGATGTGACATCACTTGAGAGTCAGGGCGGCTGGCGCGAATTGCTGGGCGGTGCGGGGGTGAAGTCAGCGACTATTTCTGGCTCTGGTGTATTCAAAGACGAGGGTACAGACGAGCGCGCGCGGCAAATATTCTTTGACGGGGAAACCCCGAATTTTCAGGTGATCATTCCGAATTTTGGTGTCATTGAAGGGTCGTTCCAGATCACCTCGGTTGAATATGCCGGCAGCTATAATGGCGAAGCGACCTATGAGCTGAGCATGGCCTCGGCAGGGGCGCTGACCTTCACGGCGACACCGTAATGGCGAACCCGTGGGCTGGAGAAGTGGCACTGGTGTTGGATGGAGTCCAGCACCGGTGCAAGCTGACGCTAGGCGCTTTGGCTGAACTTGAGACAGCTTTGGAGACCGGCACGTTGATTGCTTTGGTCGAACGGTTCGAAGCCGGTCAGTTCAGCACGCGTGATGTGTTGGCGTTGATTGTGGCCGGTCTGCGCGGTGGTGGCTGGCAGGGCAGTGCTGCGGACTTGATGGCAGTCGAGATCGGTGGTGGGCCGGTCGAGGCCGCGCGGGTGGCAGCAGAATTGCTGGCACGGGCCTTTGCGGTGCCGGATATTAAGGCGGGATGAGCGGGTTTGACTGGCCCGCCCTGATGCGGGTGGCTTTGCGCGGGTTGCGTTTGCAGCCGCGCGAGTTCTGGCAACTAACCCCTGTGGAGCTGTTGATGATGCTGGGCGAAGGTGCAGTGGATGCTCCTATGGGGCGGGCGCGGTTGGAACAACTAACAAAGGCATTCCCTGACAATTTGGAGAAAGAACCATGACAAGTGAAGTGGATGGACTGGACGGATTTGACGATCAGGTGGCCGCGCTTGAAACGACGATGGGCGGAGCAGCAGCGATGGCTGCTGCCTTTGACAGTGAACTGTCCAAGATGCGCGACGGTTTAACCACCACGAACCGCGAGGTCGAGGTATTGTCCAAGGGGATCAGCCGGGGTTTGAAATCGGCCTTTGACGGGTTGGTTTTTGATGGGCTGAAATTGTCAGATGCCTTGGGCAAGGTGGCGGAATCGATGGTCAACGCGACCTACAACGCGGCAATTACCCCTGTCACCAAGCATTTTGGCGGGCTGATTGCCAACGGGGTTAGCGGGCTTTTTGGTGGCGGGTCGCTGTTTGAGAAGGGTGGCAGTTTTACCCAGGGCCGCGTCATGCCCTTTGCCAATGGTGGAATTGTTAACGGACCGACCACATTCCCGATGCGTGGTGGTACCGGCTTGATGGGTGAAGCGGGGCCAGAGGCGATTATGCCGCTGACCCGTGGCGCCAATGGACGGTTGGGTGTCGAAGCCAGTAGCAACGCGCGGCCAGTGAATATCACCATGAATATCAGCACACCGGATGTCGAAGGATTCCGTCGTACTCAGGGACAGGTAGCAGCA